AGGTTTTAAATCTGGCGGTAAGACTGCCGCATGGCAGCGTAAAGAAGGTAAGTCTGAATCAGGTGGATTAAATAAAAAAGGTGTTGCATCTTACAGAGCTGCAAACCCTGGATCAAAATTAAAAACTGCTGTTACAACTAAACCATCAAAATTAAAAGCTGGATCTAAAGCTGCAAAAAGACGTAAGTCTTTCTGCGCGAGAATGACCGGAATGCGTAAAAGACAAAAACCTAGCAATAACACAGGGGATGATAGATTATCTAAATCACTTAGAAAGTGGAACTGCTAGTGAAAGACGCCTTACTAAAAGCATTAGAAGCTAGGTATGAAGCAAAGATTGCTGAAGCCGATGCAACTATAAAAATCTATTTTGAAAATTCTGTGGGAATAGGTGAGCACCCACAACATATTGATGAGATAGATAAATTAATAGAAACAATTGCTAACGCAGAAGAAAAACTAAAAGTGTTAGAAGAGTTTCGAGAACAACAAGGAGAAGAGTAATGGACGACATGACAATAATATCTAAACTACAAAAAAGTTTAGGTGAGAGACTACAACAAATAGGTGATTCAATACTAGCAGGCGGGGTTGACAATATGGAAAAATACCGTTATGCAGTAGGACAAGCACACGCAATACAATTAACATTACAGGAAATCTCTAACCTGCTAAAACCGAAGGAGCAAAAAGATGAGCAAGGAAACGTTATCGACATCGGAAACGGAAAAGACAGAAGCACCCAAAATTAAACTAGCGCTTCAAGAAAAATACGAAGAAGAAAAAAAAGAAGAAGCTAGAAATATAGGAGAGGCCAAAGAGCCTTTACATCCAGACAACATAGGAACAGAAATGGTAGATCAACTACCCGAACCTGTTGGTTATAGAATTTTAGTTTTACCTTTTACACCAAAAGAAAAAACAAAAGGTGGAATTTTATTTTCTCAAGAATCTTTAGACAAAGCAAGAATCGCAACTACTTGTGGTTATGTTTTAAAGATGGGAGATTTAGCATACAAGGATAAAGATAAGTTTGGTGAGCCTTGGTGCAAAAAAGGAGATTGGGTTATCTTCGCACGTTACGCGGGTTCAAGATTACCAATTGAAGGTGGAGAAGTGCGATTACTTAACGATGATGAAGTTTTAGGAACTGTTTCAGATCCTGAATCTATTCTTCATTTAATTTAACATAGGAAGGAAACTATGCCAGAAGAACAAGAAAAAAAAGCATCTGAAGAATTAGTAAACGTTGGCGAAACTGTTGGCGCTGATATTAATTTTGATGATAAAGGAGAACCGGTAAAACAAGAGGAAGTTGTAGAAGAAACAATTGAAGTAGAACAAGTACCTGCTGAAGATAAATCTTTTGAAAACGAAAGAGAAACTAAACTTAAAAAAGCAGAAAATAAAGATGAGCTACAAGATTATAGTGATGGCGTTCAAAAACGTATTGCTAAACTTACTCGTAAAATGAGAGAAGCAGAAAGACAGAGAGAAGAAGCTGTCGCTTACGCTCAAATGACAAAAGCAGAAAAAGATAAATTAGAATCTAAACTTTCTACTTTAGATAAATCTTACGTTAAAGAGTTTGAATCAAGAGTTACTACAAATATGGATGCTGCAAGACAAGCATTAAAAGTATCTATTGAAGCAGGAGATGTAGATGGTCAAGTTGCAGCACAAGAACAAATTGCTAAACTTGCACAAGATGCATCAAGATTAGGAGCATTAAAAACACTTAACGAAGAAGCTCCTAAACAAGAAAGACCTGTATATCAAGCACCTACACCAAGAAGAGCACAAACCGACCCTAAAGCAGAAGCTTGGGCTAGAGATAACTCTTGGTTTGGTACAGATTCAGCTATGACTCATACAGCCTTTGATCTACATAAAAAGCTTGTAGAAGAAGAAGGATATGACCCTCAATCTGATGAATATTATCAAGAAGTGGATACAAGAATAAGACTTGAATTTCCGCACAAATTTGATAATATAGACAGTTCAACTACAGAAAGAACAAAACCTGTTCAGAATGTAGCTTCAGCTAGACGTTCGAGCTCAACGGGACGCAAAAATAAAACTGTGAGACTCTCGCCATCACAGGTAGCAATTGCTAAAAGACTAGGCGTGCCATTAGAAGATTATGCAAAACAATTAAAAATCACGGAAGGAGCATAAAATGAAAAACGAAGATATAAAAACCTCACGTGCGAGCCAAACAAGAGCTAAAACAACAGCTACAAAAACTTGGACTCCACCCTCATCACTCGATGCACCCGAACCACCTGCAGGGTATAGACACAGATGGATAAGAGCTGAAACTATGGGATTCAACGATACGAAAAACATAGCAGCATCTTTAAGAGAAGGATATGAATTAGTGAGAGCTGAAGATTATCCAGATCAAGATTTTCCAACTGAAACCACAGGTAAGTATGCGGGAATTATCGGAGTAGGAGGCTTATTGCTGGCTAAGATACCAGAAGAGATCGCAAAGCAAATCGAAGCTTATTATGATCAGCAGACTCAAGACAAAGACGACGCTATTAAGAACGATCTTTTGAAGGACCAGCACCCAAGTATGCCAATCAATAGTGAAAGGCAGACTCGTGTAACTTTTGGTGGTACAAAGAAATAGTTATTTAGCAATTTCTAAGTCCAACAAAATTAAAATAAATCCGTACTGGAGGCCCCTCGGGGCAGGTACACAATAAAGGAAAAACAAATATGGCAAACGTAAATACTGCTGGATTTGGAATGAGACAGAACATGACAGTTGGAAGTACTCCAGCTACAGGTGGTCAGTCGGAATTCTCAGTTCAGTCATTAAGTACACTACCAAACGCTATGTATAAAGGCGATCCTGTTGGATATCAAACTACTGCTGGAGCTCATGGAGCTACAGTTGGTTTTATTCAGGACATAACATTCAATGCAGCAAATGATGACACCGCTACAGGTGCAGCATGGACTTCTGCATTAGCACCATGTGTTGGTGTAATGAATGGTGCTTTCTGGGTAGATAGTAATACTTCAACACCAACATGGAGCAATTCAGTTCCAGCTGGTACAGTTGCAGGTAAAGACTACAACACAGGAACAGCTTATATTACAGCGTTCGTAAACACTAACCCCAATCAAGAATACACAGTAAGATGTTCAGCAGCATTAACTCCTGGGTTCACAGAACAAGGAGCTGCCGAGGCTTACAATTTGATTGATCAACCCGCTTCAGGTCAAATTAACGGTCTATCAGCAGCTACTTTAAGTGCTGGTGCAGTTGTTAATAATGGTCTACTTTTCGTAAACAAATCTGCAGGTACTCCAGGTCAAACTGAAGACGCAGCTGGTTACGATGTAGTAGTTTCATTTAACCCTGGCGCGTTCTTATACAACTAATAGAATAAGGAGATAAATAACTATGGCTATATCAAGAGCACAACTAGTTAAAGAACTAGAACCTGGTTTGAATGCTTTATTCGGACTAGAGTATAAATCGTATGCTAACGAGCATGCTGAAATTTTTGACACAGAATCATCTGACAGAGCTTTCGAAGAAGAAGTAATGTTATCTGGTTTTGCAAATGCAGCAGTTAAACCTGAAGGCCAAGGCGTTCAGTTTGATGATGCACAAGAAACTTTCACAGCACGTTACACTAACGAAACAATCGCATTAGCGTTTGCAATCACAGAAGAAGCTATCGAAGATAACTTGTATGACAGACTTGCGTCTAGATATACAAAAGCGTTAGCAAGATCTATGGCAAACACTAAGCAAGTTAAAGCAGCAGCTGTATTGAACAACGGTTTCAATGCAAACTTTGCTGGTGGTGATGGAGTCGCATTATTTAGCGATGTTCACCCAACTATTGCTGGAACTTTCAGTAATGAGTTAGCAGTTGCTTCTGACTTAAACGAAACTTCATTAGAACAAGCTTTGATTGACATCGCAGCTATGACTGATGAAAGAGGCCTAAAAATTGCGGCTAGAGGAATGAAATTAGTAATTCCTTCTGCGCTTCAATTTACTGCTGACAGACTTATGAAGTCTGAAGGTAGAACTGGCACAGCAGATAATGACATTAACGCAGTTAGAAATATGGGAATGATTCCTCAAGGTTACACAGTTAACCACTTTTTAACTTCTGCTAAAAAATGGTTCATTAAAACTGATGTACCTAATGGTCTTAAACATTTCGTTAGATCACCTATCAAAACTTCTATGGAAGGCGACTTTGATACTGGTAACGTTAGATACAAAGCTAGAGAAAGATATGTATTTGGATTCTCAGATCCAAGAGGCATATTCGGATCAGACGCGGTATAATAAATAATTAATTAGGGGCCGCCTTAAAACGGCCCCTTTATTACATATAAAGGTGTGTAAATGAAAAAAACTCTCATAAATATCTGGGCCTACAGCCATCATGCAAAGTTCGTTATAGAACATGCAGAAGATACAGCTGAAAGTGTTGAAAAAGCAATACTTGACAAACTAGGAGAAAAGAGTATAAAATGGGAGTATCTCGGAAACAATTACTCCGAAGAGATAAATCGAATAACTTATGAGGAGGTTATTGATGGTACAAGACCTATACAAAGCAAAAAGGTCCTTGGAGTTGAAGTGGGAACAGGAGCATCTGTCTAATGATAGATACACTCTTGAAATGGTCAGAATTGATGACAAAGTTAAAGAAGTCATTACTAAGATCAAGCTTGAAGAAGCTAGAATTGCTCACTTGCAAAACAACGTTGAAAACGTTGCTCCAGAAGTTTCAGTAGCTACTTAATCTAAAGCTACATTGCTAATCAGCACTTTTACCGTAGGCTCTCTTGCACTCTACTCAAAAATAAGATATAAATATTACATTATGGCAACAACTACATTTTCAGGACCGGTTAAAGCTGG